CTTCGAGCATTGAGATTAGATCTTGCAGCAGAGGAGGAAGCTATTCATTTATATCAAGCTCATGCAGACGCTACAGATAATGATAAAGCTAAGAAAGTTTTGCTAAGCATAGCAGATGAAGAGCGTGTTCATATTGGTGAGCTTCAAAAGCTGTTAAAAGATTTAGCCGAAGGTGAAGAAGAATTACTTGGGAAGGGTGAGGTAGAAGCAGAAGGAGAAGCATGAGACGATTGCTTGAGAAAATTCTAAAAATCTCTGAAGCTAAATTTAGCTATGGAGATTTTATAACTCTAAAACCTGGAGCTAAAGTAACACTTAGTGATACTGGAGAACCAATACCTCAGAATATTATAGATGATGGAAAACTCTGGGCAGTTGATGGATATGAGGAAGAGACTGGGATGCTAAACATCAACAGAGTACTTAAACCATATCCTGGAGCTTATTGCTCTTTTGTTCATGAAGATGATGTAGTTGAAGAGGTAAATGAAACTCGTGCTCCACTTACTATTCGAAGTGTGGACAGAAAAGGAGAAGAATGGTTTTGGGAAGATGAAGAAACTGGGCAGAAGAGTGAAGTGTTTGGATCTTTTGCTGAAGCACAGGAATCTGCCAACAAACATTGGGAGAAAATTCGGGGAAAGAAATTTAAGAAATATCCATTTAGATATAGATATGAAAGTGTGGATGAATCTTCTATTGATTTTCCTAGAGAAAGTTTAGATCTTGCTATTTGGGATAAAAAGGATGATTCCTATATTCTTAGAGGTGAAGTGAAGAAACAGATTATTGATCTTATATCAAAGTATTCAGATAAGAATTTGAATGATATCTCTGAAGAAATTCATATAGTTGGCTCAATAGCTACTAATCAGTATATTGATGAGGCAGATATTGATGTTCACATAATTCCTAAAAGTATAGATGAATGGTCAGAAGAAGAAACTAATAAGGTTAGGAAGTGGTTTAACGAGCATAGAGATGAACTTGATGGATATGTTGATAAGCATCCCATTGAAGTGTATATTCAACTTGATCCTAACCAAGATCTTATGAGTGATGGTTGCTACAATATATTAGATGATAAGTGGCTTACTGGCCCAAAAGTTGTTCCAATGAACTATGATCCTTATGATGACTTTTCGCATATAGCAGATGATATTAGAAGTACTGTAGAAGATGCTGATAAACTTTTTGGAGAACTGAAACGAGACCTCATTGATTATGACGTTATTAAAGATGCTATGGAAAGGATGTCTGGGGAAGATAAAGAAAGATTACTGCAAAAGTTACAAAGTAAACTTAATGAACTTGAAGATGACATAGAGGCTTTGTATAAGAAAAGGGGTGAATGGGTTGATACTAGGCATAAAGCTTCTAAGCCGGAAACTCCAGAACAAGCATTGAAGGATGTGGAATTGGCTAAGAAGTGGCGTGATACAAATGCAATTTTCAAGTTTGTAAATCGATATCATTACTTAAAAGCTATCAATGACTTGAGAAACCTCTTGGAGGATGAAGAAATAACTCCAGATGAGATAGATAAAATCAAAAGTATTATGGGAGTATAGAAATGAATGATCAGCTTTATGAAAAACTAATGAGAATAAACAAAAAGGTGCTGGATGAGAAAGAAAGCGACTACCAACCATATCGTGGAGGTGCTGGTCCTTCTAATGAGCAAATAAGAAAAAACAATGAAGCTCTTAGAATTGAACTTGGAAAAGTTAATATTAAAGCTACTCCTGTCAAGACCGATTTGAATGGAATTCTTGAGGATGAGGTAGATGCTTTGGAGCTTTCACCTGGAGTTTTTATAGGATATGATCGATGGGGATTTGTCGGAGATGTTACCAAAGGAGTAGAAAAAGGAGAAAAGTTGGATCAAGGTTCACTTGAAGATGCTGTTGAGTGGGCTAAAAAGAATTCAAAATAACTAAGGAGTGCAGAATGTTTGAGACATTGTTAGAAGAAATACAGAGGGTTAACGAAGTTAATATTCCAGCAAGATTGGCTGCGGATGATTTCTTGAGTTCCTTCTCTGACGCGTATAAAACATGGGAGGAGTCATATAGAAGTAGACTTGATATTGAAGAATTTCGATTGGCTAGAAAAATGATAGTTGATATGCTAAAGCAGGGCATTCAAACAGTAGTAAAAAGGGGAAGAAGAGTATGACTACTCCAATGCTGCCCAGGAGAAGTATAGATGTTCTTCGGGATTATGTTGATGTAGCTTTGAGCGCAATAGGTATGGATTGTACTTTGTACATTCCAACAGATGCTTCCTATAACACAGCTGAAAAACTTGATGTATTCGCTGAGCCGAGTGATTACTCCTATGATAGCTACTCGGCTAAAGTATTTGTTCATTGGAATCCTAGTCTTTATAAACTAAAGAAATTGGGATTGTTTACTGAAGATTCTTTGCCAATTCTTGTACGTTTTGGCAACAAAGCCACAGCTCTTACTGGACCTAATGCTGGTAGTGAAGTATCTATAGATGTTTGTTTAAGAAGTTACTTTGAGATAGAACCAGAATTTATTCCGGAAAACTACAAAGGCATTGAGCAATTTGAGATAGTTAATGTAGCTTCTCAAGGAATGCAGGATGCACTCATTAGGAGACTTTATAGTGCAGTTCCTAGAAGGGTGCAGGTGTAACAGTGGAAGAGGTTTCTCAGATTTCAGAGAAGCAGTAAAAAGGTTTAATTTGTTGGTATAATGTCGGAGAAAGTAATGAAGGTTAAGAGTTTAAAAAATATATCTAATGATAAGGTTAAGGTTACTCTTTCCAGTAATGGTCAGTCAGTTTTCCTTCCTCCTGGCTCAACAATAGAGAGTGTTAACGTATTCAATGAAAAGGAACTAAAGGGAAAGGTTCATATAGTTCAGGATCTTACTGAAGTTAATGAAAGTCAAGGAAAGACAAAGCTATATGATTAAGGTTGAAAAATGCTACGTGTGAGTATAGATTTAGATTGTAACATTCATGACCAGAAAGAACTTAACAAGCATGGAAATGCTCTTTTGTTCTCTACTAAGATGTATGATGATTACATTGAATCTGAAGAAATTTTTATTGGAATCGGACCTGAAATGTTTGCCGAGTATTGGATTCGGAATAATTTCACATTCTGTGATGATAGCTTTGGGGATTTAATGCTATCATATTTTGTTAAAATTTTGAAAGCCACGCAAGATCAAGATAGCGATGATGATGAAAGTTGAAAAAGTTGAGAGTAAAACTAAACTCTGCAGGCAAGTATCAAAAACTTGGGATTCTTCTTGCAGCTAAACGAATACTTAATGATTATGTTAATTCGATATCTCAAGGAGTGGAACCAGAAGCATTTTCCGAAATCTGGTTGAAGAAACATGTAGTTGGAAGGAAAGTTTTTAGAGATGATATAGTCAGGGCTTTTATGGTTATGCTACAGGATACTAATAATGGCTGATAGTTTTACTAAAGGTATAGATTTAGCTTTGAAGACTCTTCTATATCATCGTTTTGGAAGTGTACTTGGAATTGACACGCAAAGTAGCTCAGAAGAAGGAAATATTAATGAAGGGATTGTTCAGGCACCAAAAGAAGTAGCCCTACGAGCAGTATCAGAGAAGAGAGGAGAAGATTTTTTAGAGTTTATAAATTTCTGGAGAATGAGTACTAGCCCATCTTGGAGCAGGCAAAGGACACCTGTTGCTCGAAGAGGTTTGTGGTTAGCTAATACAGATAACAACAAAACAGATACCACTCATGTTAAAGCGGTTCCTGCAGACTTAAATTATAATGTTTGGTTTTGGAGCAAGAGTTTAGATAAAGTATATCAATGCATTGAAGAGTATATGTTTTGGCAGCATGATGATCCAAACTTGAAACTTAAATACAATGATTTATATGAAATTGAACCAGATCTTCATTTTGGAGAAATTGTTGATGAATCTACTGTAGATGATATGTATAGTAGAGGCTTGATCTTTACTTTCAAAATGCCTATAAAGATTGATGCTTGGATACTAAAAGGCCTTAGCTTCAAAACAATCAACAAAATAGTTCTTACTATGTATGATAAAGATAGTGTAACTGACTATTCTGAGATTGTTGTAGAAGATTCTTATCAGGATGTAGAACTTGAGGCATTTTTGAGGATGTTTAGAAAGAAGTTGTATGCAATTTTGGGTATTGATCTTGAAAATAACTCAATCATAATTCCAAATGACCGTGTGAGTGATTTTACTATAGGTGAAACTATTTTTGTGAGGAATTCCACTGCAAATAATGGAATGTATACTGTTGTAAGTACTTCTTTTGTTGATCCTAACACAGAGGTTAAAGTTTTGGAGCCACTAGTAGATGATACTGCTAATGGTAATATTTACAAAGGTGAATAAAGATGTTTTTGGATTTGTTTGAAATAATAATTGGTAGTGATGATGGAACACGAGAAGGAGTTAGGATTGAAGAAGTTCTAACGAAAGCAGAAGTAGAAAAGCTTAGAAGTGAAATAGCTACTCCTGAAATTTTGCCCTGTGCATTCGATGTTACGTTTCCCGGTTGGTTAGCTAGAATTGATACATGGGGAGATATAATAATATATCATAAAGATCCTGAAAAATTTTGGGGTAAAAAGAAAGTAACTAAGAAACGGTTTCTTGATGCTATAAGTAATGTTGAGTTGAATAGAGTGCTGGGGCAGTGGGAAATGAAGAAGAAAGGTTTAACAAAAGTCAGCTTCTACAGAGATTACATAGATATCAAAGGAAAGCAGCGTCGAGAAGAATTTATAATTAGTGTTAAGTTGAGAAAAGAGTTGAGATAAAAAATAAAGGAGAATAATTATGAGTATTTTTCTTAGCCCGGGTGTTTATGTTAAGGAAAAAGATATTTCTGATATTGTTCCAAGAATAGCAAGTGCTTCAGCCGCTCTTGTAGGTTATTCGGCAAAGGGAAGTGTTGATAACATTCTTCTGATAACTAGTGATCAACAATTTATATCAGAATATGGTGAGCCTGACCCTACTACAGGTCACTACTTCCATTATGCTGCTTTGGCATATCTATCAAAAGGTAATACTCTGTATTGTCTTAGAATAGCGAATCAGGCTAAGTATGGTGGAGTTAACATAGTTAAATCTGGTTCTGCAGAATCTAACTCAGAATTTGAGTATGGGAGGTCAAGTTCTGATCTAGAGATTGCCTCTGGATATGAAAATGATGTTTTATTCCAAATCATGGGAGCAAATCCTGGTGATTGGAATAACAAAATTGGAATTGAAATTGCTAATATCAATTCTGGAAGTGGAGATCCAACAGACCACTATACTTTTGAAATTCTTGTTTACTATCAGAATGAAGACGGACTTTACGAGCATGTTGAAACTTGGAAAGTATCCAGGAAAAAGAAGCTTGATGGTTTTGGAAGAGATTTGTATCTTGAGGACAAGATAAATGGGGCTAGTAAATATATAGTTGTGGCGGATAACACAGCTTTAGATGATACAGAGCTTCCAAAAGAACAGTCAACAAGGCTTGATTTCCTTTATGGAGATGATGGTACTACTGATAACTTAGATATTGTTTCAGGTTGGGCAAATTTTGAAAATCCAGATGATGTAGATATTAGGATACTAATAAATGGTGGGGAAACAGATAAAACTATCCAAACTGAAATGAAAAGGATTGCTGAAGCTAGAGCTGACTGCATTGCTATATTTGATATGCCTTATGCAGAGATGAACAGTGTTACAGATATGATAAGTTGGAGGAATAGTGATACTACACACAATTTTAATTCTAATTACTGTGCTTTGTACACTCCTTGGATTCAAATATATGATTCTTTCAATGATAAATTGGTTTGGATTCCTCCATCTGGACATGTAGCTGCTCAGATAGCTTACAATGATTATGTGGCGAATCCTTGGGATGCCCCAGCTGGATTAAACAGGGGAAGATTAGATATAATTTCCATATCCAATGTATTTACTCAAGGAGAAAGAGACGTTCTTTATCAAGATCAGATCAATCCTATTCAGATGTTCAGAGGAGAGGGAACAGCTATCTGGGGCCAAAAAACAGAGCAATCAAAATTATCTGCTCTTAGTAGTATTAACGTCAGGAGATTGCTAATTGTTATTGAAAAGTCAATTGCTATATCGTTAAGGTCATTTGTGTTTGAACCAAATAATGAAATAACAAGATTTAGATTAGAATCATTGTTGAAAGAATATTTAGATAGGCTTTCTGCTCAAGGAGCTTTTCAGACAGAAGGTGGAGATTTGGGATATCATGTCCTTTGTGATGAAACTAATAATACTCCGCAAACAATTGATGCTGGTGAGCTTCATGTAGATGTTTTTATAAAGCCTATAAGGGCTGCAGAGTACATTCAGCTTCAAACGATTATTACTCCAACTGGAGCATCATTTGAAGAGTTAGTAGCAAGAGGGCTAATGTTTTAATCATATGTTAAAAATTAACAAATAAGATAAGGAGATAATTTCATGGGAAGTATGGCGGATGATAGTTTAAAAACTAACTTGTCCAATCCAGCTCGTACATACTTATGGGAAGCTATGTTTACTAATCCCATAGGTGGAGGTGATGCCGAAGTCCTGATGATAAGATGCCAGTCAGCTGGAGTTCCGGGGAGAAGTGTTGGAGAAATTCTTGTTCCATTCAAACAAACTCCGGGTATAAAATTTCCGGGCAAGCATGTAGTAAGTCACGCTTGGGCTACCTCTTTTATTGAAGGAATGGATAAAAAAGTGTTTAATGCTATTCATGCTTGGAATCAAGCGATTGTTCATGACAGGTTAGGTGTTGGAGGCCCAGATGTGGCTATCAAATCTAACATATATCTTCGCTTATTGAATACACTAGGCGAAGTGATTATGAAGATTAAGTTTGTGGGATGCTATCCTCAAGCTGTTGATGATGTTCCATTAGCAATGGATAGTGAAGCTGCTATTTATTACACAGTAACATGGTCATTCGATCATTGGGAAGAGGAGGC